TTATGCAGTTTCTAATTGACAAACACACCCGGGGATTTCCACACCGTCAACTGTGATACCGGTGGGATATCCGTTAGCATCAAAATTCAAAACGTGAGTGTGGGGCACACTGCCCTCCATGGTGATATCCAGCGTGATGGTGGTGTCTGTCTCCGTAACTGCAAATTTGGCCATCTGCCGCTGACCGGATATTTTGGTGTAGCCATCTTCATCTATGTTGATGCGTTCCAATTTTGCTGCCTGTTCTTCTGTCAGGCCGCTGCCTGTGCCCTCATCTGTACTTCCACCACCAGAGCCCCCTGGCGCATCCTTGGTCACAACGTTACCGTTGGCATCGGTGCCAAGGTACTTGTTGGGTGTCCATCCGGAATCCGCCATCGCGCCCCGGATGTTGTAGTAGTCGTCGGATGCCGCCACCAGACCGGGATTCGCCTGCACTTCCAGATGGATCTGAAACGTGTGCAGCTCCGTGTCACCGTCGACGAGAGCCACCACCAGCCGTACCTTACCGGGCACCGTGCATACCTGAGGTGCCAGAGCCACCGTAATGGTGCTGCCGCTGAGCTTGCAGGCCGGGGTGCCATCCGGCAGTGCGTCATAGTTGCCGCCGGTGCCGTCGGGCTTGCTGTACCGCACAATACCGCTGATGTCCGCCGGGACTTCCTTTGGCAGACCGTTTTCATACAGCTGGATTTGGATATTCCGGCTGTATTTATCGTCCTGGACCACAGGGATGGTAACCGTGGGGTCCCGGAGTGCCAGGTCCATACGGACCGTATTTGTAATTACCATTGTTTCACCTCACTACGTCGTGACCGGCGTGCCGATCATGGTGTATGTGCCGTCGCCGTTGGATTTCCAGGCACAGGTCATGCCGTTGATCGTCAGCGCTTCGCCATAAATATCCACCTTATGCCCGGAAATACGGACGGGATTTCCCATCAGGCCAAGATAACAAACATTATTTCCGATGTGGATTGCACTGTCTGCGTCCAGGCTAATCGATCCATCATCACCATACGTGGTCAAATGGATATATCCGGTTTCTCCGAACGATATTTCAGACCTCAGTTCCTCTGTACCAGTGGAATAATCCAGGTATGTACAATTGAGGTGGTTCCCCTTGTATCTGACTATCGTTTCACCTATCGGGCTGCCTACAGGTTGGAAATTATCGTCGTACTCGCTGTAAACATAGAACCTAGTTACGATACGGCTATCATCCAGATCAAAGACTGTCATACCGTCCTTTGAAGAGAGTTTGCCAGCAACAATGTACGAAGCGTTGATATACAACTGCCCGTCTTTCATAAACAAGCCTTCGATTTCGCCGCCGTTAGTCAGGATTTGAAATATCTCTTCCTGCGTCAACTGGATCTCCTGCTCCTCTTCGAGGGAACTGCTGGGCTTGTTATTCTGGGCTGTTGTACTGTCTCGCCGGGCACTTCCGGTGCAGCTGATGGTATCTCTCTGCCCCTTCTGGGTCTTTGTCATCACGCAGGCCGTGAAGGTTATTCCGTTGATATCCGCTACCTCCACGGTATTCCCCGCTCTGACATCCAGTCGCGCCGGGAAAGAAACCTTACAGGGGGTGTAGGCCAACCCGGCAAGCTCGTTTTCGATTACCTTCAGGTGCGCAAGCGTATCCTCGGTGACGGCTGCCGCAAAGAGTGGATTGTTGGCGATGATATACGCGTTCGCACCCTCTGGTGCTTCCGGCCAGAGATAGCCGTATTCACTGTCGGCCAACCGGAGCTGCACTGCTTCCGCGGGGGCCACCTGATAATCCTCGTAGGACAAACCGCCAGCGTAATAACGATTTGCACCGGAGGGTGCGATGGAGACACCGGAAGCGGTATACCACGCAAATTCAATTTCGCCGTCAGCATTTGCCCGGCAGAACCTGCAGCACACCTCACCGATCCACTGCATCAGCTGTCTGCCCGTCACCTCGGGCTTGGAAAACTGTTTGACAGAAAAGGATTCATTGGGGATCGTTTCTGTCGCCAGAACCAGCCCGCAAGCTTCGCACACCATCTGTGCAAAGGTCAGAAGCGTATACGGCCAGTCGGTCAGAGATTTCAGCCAGCCGGTCAGGTCCTTATCCAGCTTCGTCACCCGGTCGTAGCCGGTGATCTTCATGGTGTTGGTGCTGGGCCTTGTGGGCTTTTCAATTGCAAAAATTCCGGCTTTATGCCGTGTTCCGGCATCGTCCACTTTATACAGTGTCAGCTCGGCACCTGCAGGCAAGGAGAGGCCGCCACCTGGTGTCCAGATGGTGGCCTCCAGCATATTTGCGCAGGTGGAGCCCAATGTCAGCTCTTCCCCGCTGTTGACGCAGTCTGTCAGGGTAGCACTCATTACCGCATTCTTTGTTCCTTTGCCGGAGAAGAGTTCGCTCCCATCCGGCAGAATAATGAGATTTTTTAACATCGCTCCTCCTAACACTCAATGATGCTGAATTTCAATTTCTTGTATATTCCGGTCTTCACATTGTGGAGGGAAACGCTCATTTTGGAGCAATAGGCAGTTATCTCAGCCACTCGTCCGTTCAGATCCAGGCACTCCACGGTAAAGGTTGGTTTTCCCGCAAAGAGTGACTCCATGTACTGGTACTCTTCTCGCGTCAACACTGCGTATGTAAGACCAAACGTAATAACCTTTTCCCGGACTACCTGGCGGTGCATGACACCGCTCTCATCTCGGCCGGAATCCTCAGCATCCAGATCGCTCATGCTGATTTCCACACCTTCATCGGGCATCAGAATGGGTTTATTGTCGATCTGAAAATCATAGTCAAAAAGCCGCATCATGCACCTCCTTTCACAACTGCCATTTTCCGGTTATAGCGTTCTACCGCCTGACCGATCACATCGTCACCGATTTCAATTCCCAGAATTGCTTCCAAAATCTCTCGCAGGACGGAAACAACAGCCTCAAAGCCTGCGATATTGCTTGCGATCACATCCTCCATAACGGCTGCAACCGTCTCAGCCATCACAGACTGCGGAGTAACGATTTCGGGATTGTTTCTGGCCCCGGAATATTCGCCCATCATAGCAAGGGTAGGCTGCTTGATAATGCCGCCGTCTGCAAGATACGGAATTTGCGGTGCCGTGATCGTCTGGATATCGAAGCCAAATTTCTTACCCGCAATATTCTTTGCGCCGGGAACATGCTTCAGCCAGTCCGGGATCGTGAAGCTGAGCTTATTCAGTGCGCGAATAACCGTATTGATGCCACTGGTAATTCCGGAGATCATGCCGTTGATGAAGCCGATGATGCCGTTGATAGAGCCCTTAATCGTGGAACTGATATTGTTCCAGATCGTGGTCAAGGTGTCCTTAACGGAGTTAAAGATAGAGGTAACGGAGTCCTTCACGCTGGTAAAGGTCGTGGTTACCTTGTTTCTTATTCCGTCGACAACTCCGGTTACTGTGGAAGAAATGTTGTTCCACGTCTGTGTGAAGGCGGCTTTGAGTTTTTCAAACGCATTATCGAAGAATTCAGTAATGCTGTTCCAGATGGCGGAAATACCTTCCAGCAAGCCCAGAACAAGATTCTCGCCGATTTCCGCAAAGACTGTAGACGGGCTGTGGATGCCTAGGGCGTTCTTCACACCGTCGATGACAGGCTTGATTAGGTGCTTATACAGCCAGGTTCCGATGCTACGCAGAAGACTCAACATGCCATCCAGGAAACCCTGGATACCATTTTTACCGACCTCATTGAAATGCTTGGCGATGCTCTTGGCAACGCTCTTGATGGTATCTACCAGGTATATTGCCAAACTGGTCAGCAGACCTGCCGCTAAACCAACTAACAGCTCCAGCAGTGCTGCAAACATACCATCCCAATCGATTGCCAGCAGACAGGCGCTGAGCGTAGAGCCGATCTGCGCCCAGTCAATTCCAGCAATAAAGGCATTCGCCGCTTCGAGCAATCCAACGATGCCTGCGCTGATATCCCCAAACAACTGTGGCCAGTTAATATTGTTGACGCCAGCCATGAACATCTCTGCCAGATTGCTGCCCGGGCTTTCAAAATCAAAGGTTGTGACAAACCCGTGGAGCAGTTCAAACAATGCTTTGAACTTGTCGGTCAACACACGCCCAAGCAGTTCCCAATCGATAGTGTCAAACAGGCCGTTTAGGCCCGTAGCAATGTCGTTTCCCAGGCTGACCCAGTCTATCCCTTGGAAGAAGGTGTCGATAACAAGCCATAGCGCGTTAAGGCCGTTTCCGATGCTGCTCCCCAGCAATTCCCAGTCCAGATTAGAAGCGAAGCCATTTATGGTATCTACGAGGTTCTTTGTCCACTGTCTTGCTTTTTCGTGAATATTAGGCCAGTTGATCGATGCCAGACTGCCGTTCAGTTTCTGCGCAAACAGTGCGCCGACCTGCTCCCACTGCCCCGCATTGATTGCAGATAGGACAGAATCCAGAAAGGGACTCTTGCCCTGGAAGTCATAGTTCGGTTCTATGGAATCGCTGTCGCTGCCAGAACTGTCGGAATCACCGCCCAGCCGTTCGATCTCATCAAAGCCCGCAAGGCTTCTTGTGGCTTTCTTGGCTGCTCCGGCTGCCTTTTGGGCTGTAGCTGCAGCGTTGGAAATCTTCCCGGTCAGACGAGTTAACAGCCTTTCAACATAGGAAAGAACGGTCGCTACACTGTTCGCCAATGCTGCCAGCGCCGGAGTAAGTACCTGAATGATAGGAGATGCCGCATTTGCTGCCGCACCCTTCAGGTTGGCCAGCGCCTGCTTCATCTCATCTGTGGAAGCGATGGTCTTGCTGAAGTAACTGACCATGTTCCGAAGAGCAAGGCTGATTCCGTTGAAGATCAGTGCGCCAGTAGCAATTTCCCGAAGGCGAGAGCTAAATCGGCGTGCAGATTTACCGACACCGTCATAGCCTTTCCCCATTCCGACCAGCTTGCCGAGGATGGATTTTGCACCCGCGCCTGCTTTGGAAAGCATATTCTTCCACATCTTTGCGTGGATTGCCTTCCGGCGGTTGGCTGCTTTCTCTTCTGCGGCGGCAGCCTTCTGGGCGGCTTTTTGTGCAGCTAATGCGGATTTTTGTTCCGCTTTCTCCCGCATGATAGCAGCTCTCTCTGCGGCTGCGGTGGCTTTTTCTGTCATTTTTTGAGCCTCACGGGCCTGTTTCTCTGCAGCTCTCTGGGCAGCCATTTGCTGCTTGAGCGCAGCCTTTTCGGCAGCGGCGGCAGCCTTCTGGGCGGCAGTCTCCCTCTCAATAGCGAGTCGCTCTTCCGCAGCTTCTACACGTTCCAGAAGTTTTTCCTGCTCTTTCAAGAGTCTCGCATACTCCTTGTTGCTGTCAGACACATATCCATAGACCTTAAACGAAGTATCTTTTTGCTCCGCATCATGCAGCTTTGCGGTCACTACATCAAGAGAACGTTCCAATTGATTCAGCTTCGCCTGCGCCAGCGCAACGCCTTTGTTGAAACCTTCACCGACGGAAGTTGATACTTTCTTCCCGCAGGTTTCCGCCTCTGTGGCCAGTTTCTGGACAGGCTTTACAGCTGCCTCTGTGGCTTTCTGCGCTATTTTCCCAGTTTGAGCCACAGCATTGTTGGCCATCTTCTCCGCGCTTTTCTCCACGCCGGAAAAAGCCTGCTGAGCTGCGGCCTGACCCTTGGCTGCAATCTTCTGCACCTGAGCCTCGATGGTGTCTCTGACGATCAGGTCCAAAAAAATCTTGCCTACATTCGTACCCTCAGCCACTTAACCACCTCCAAACGCTTTGGCCAGCATCCGTTCCAGATTAGCCATCTGGGCCATCATCTCTTCACGCGGCTTCTGTACTGCCCTCGATGCAACGAAGGCTTGCCATTCGGAACGTATTTTCCGCTGCCAGGGGTTCATTTGAGCGATGATCTTTTGATTCTCTTCGCCCCGGACCGCCACCACCCTACCCAAAGGTGTGTTGTCCATGAGGCCACTGACCAGCTTGGACCATTCGGAATATGGCAGCTCCCCTTGGTCTTGCGGAAGGATGCCGTACTGTGTGGCAATGCTCTGCTCGATC